TTCCATGATAAATCATCGACAATATCAAACAATATAGCTTTATTGTCTTTATCATCCAACCTCAAAACCCTACCAATGGATTGAAGATTTCTTATCTTTCCTTTGTAGGGGTGTGAAAATATCAAGGTTTGAAGATTTTTGATATTAACACCTGTAGATAAAACACCCGATGATGCTACGATAATAGAGTTTTCAATTTCAGTTACCTGTCGTATCTTCTCTCTATCTTCAACTGATGTCTCACCAGCTATAAAGAAAATATTTCTATCTGTCTTTAATTTAGACCGTAATATTCTCTCTAAAACCTTACCATGCTTCTCTACATAATTAAACAATACTAGAACATTACCTTTCCTAGCTAATGCTAACTCACATATAAATTCATTCCGTTTTTTACTGGAAACTATAAAGTCAATCTCTTCCTGATATGTGGCAGTCTTTAATTGTTTTCTCTCACCATCATCATACTTTAACATCAAACACTCAATCTTTAAGTCGGATATATGTTTATCATCCATTAACTCTTTTGATGTTACTGCTTGATATGTCTTACCAAATAAACCCTCTAATACCAGCTTATTTGTCTTGGAATCTGTAAGAGTACCAGTAGTACCAAAACGATATCTACAAGTAGTCATTTTCTCTAAGATACCTTTAAGACTCTGGGCATTACATAGGTGCGCTTCATCACCTATAACCATTCCAAATTTCTTGAAATATGGGGCCCCCAAACGAAATAATGATTGCCATGTACTTATGTATATCTGCTTCTCTGTTTCTTTTTCTTTACCAGAATATATCATGTGACATTGATCTTCTACATTCCAATCAGGTAGAGCTGATGAATAATCTTTAAAATCATTATACATCTGTGTTACAAGGTTTGTAGTAGGAACTAATATCAGTATCTTATCCCTTTCTATAAACTGTTGATGCCATCTAATTAATGAATATATAACTAGACTCTTACCTGATGATGTAGGTGACAACAATAACGCACGTTCCTGTTTTGCACAATGTATAAACGATGATATCTGATAATCTCTAGGGGCAATAGGAACATTCTTACAATGGAGTTTTAACGAATCGAAAAACTCTTTTATTTCTGCAACACCCATGCCCTTTAACTTCTGAGCCTCTATGATGTCAGATTGTAATTTGTAAGAATGTTTCTCTGCCCAATCTTTTAAATATGGGTATAGTCCAAAATACATCTGTCCTGTTTGTATATTAAACAAACGGATTTTTCCATCCCACATCTTTGCTCGAACTTTAGGATGAAACTGTGCATTAGGTACTTTGAATGAAAAAAATTCATTCAGCTCATACGCAATATGTCTCTCACAAGAAACTTGTAAGAATGATTCATTTAATTTACCTACAACAATCATCCAAGCTCACCATTTAAAAATTTCTTCCACTTTATTGCATTACCAATATTAAACGACAAATTCATAATAGACTTGACTTGATCTGTTAATAGATTCAGTTTCTCTTCCTGTGCCTTTACTTTTAAATGACAAACATTTAAAGCACCATCGGCCTCTAAGAATTTATCTATATCTGCTTTTAATATATTAAGATTAAATGGTTCTTTTTCGTATACTTCGGGGTCAGCTTTTCCTGTGTAATATACCCATCTATCTTTTTTAAGAACTTTAAACTCGACTCTAAAATACTCTAAAGCAAGTTTTTCTTGATAGATTAGTTGATGGTATCTTGCACACAACTCCGGCACTCGGAGGGATGCAATATCAATATTACATTCCTCTTTCAAGAAGGCTGCGTCCTTGTCAATCATTTGATTTATCTCTTCAATTTTCATATACTAATTATAACAAAAAATTATGCAATATACAAGGAAAAACTTTAAGTGATTTTTTCTATGGAAAATGAGCCTGTGTAAGCAAAGGAAACATCCAATATAATGGGCTCTAGCGATGTAGCTGCAGCATCTAATTCAATACTACCTAATGAAACAGGAAAAGCATCTCTAAATGTAATGCTGTAATTTGGGTTGGATTTATTAGTATTTATTATGATATTCATATCTGATCTTAGATTTTCAGTTGGTTCAACATTACTATTATTTAAGTTAAACTGTGTGTCATTCTCTGGAAAACCTATAGAAATAAGCCAATTATATATTTCTAAATAATTTGACAAATCTTCACTAACTATAAAATTTAAAGTTAGCTGCTCAAAAAGAAGTTTATCGCCTAATACTGGTATATCTGAAAATGGAGTAGCTTGACTAGCTAATCCTAAACCTATTGATGGTATATTTATTCGCTGACAAAAGAAATTAACATTAGGCAGACGGGTAAAGTTAGTTTCAAACGAAACTACATTTAATTGATTTATCTCATTCGGCTGTACTGGCATTTAATAATACTCTAAAGAATTAATATAAGTTATATAGCTATTTATAATACTCATTAAAAAGAAGTAAATATATAAACAATTAGTTATCTGAACCAACCCACATATCAATAATAACACACTAGAAACAGCAATACAAGGAAGAAGTTAAGAATATTTATATCCCCTATGAGATAGCTGTGTTCTATTAAATAGGTGTTCTTTTTCAATGTCCATCTTAGATTGGCCATGATAAGCAACAGCAAGGTTTTCTTCAATCATTTGTTCATTTAGGTTGACTTTATTGACTATAAGTTCACCTAGAATACGTCCAAACTTGCCCTTTTTATCTAAATGGGTTCTAAGGGTTATATACGACCCTTTAGGACAATAATCGTTTAAAAACTGTTTAGATATGTTTCCGTAAAACTTTTCTTCCTTATCCCTAGTTCTGGACTCTGGTGTATCTATGCCGAATAATCTTATAGTCTGATTAGCCATTACTATGTCGAATCCTAAATCAATATCACAACGAATGGTATCACCATCAATAATCTTCGTTACTTTAGCTTTGTATTCATGCATATAAAAACTCCAAAAAAAAAGAGGGACAGGGAAATCCCCATCCCTCTTGATTTAAACAAAAAACAGAAATTACATCAAGTTTGTTACTAATGCTTTTCTGTAGTATGTGTTTGTTCCAGCTGCCAAAGATGTGAAAGGATTAGCAACCATACCATAACGAGTTTTAAACCCGATTTTTGGTTGGAATGTTTGCTCACCCATTGCACGAACCATCTGCAACGGAACATAAGGACAATAGAACATACCAGCATCATAAGGAGAAGAACCCTTATAACCCAAGCAATAGAATTGTCCAACTGAAGATACATAGTAAGGATCAACATAAACTTTCATGCCGTTCATTGTACCAGCGAAAGTTGATTGTGTATCGTCTACATTCAGTGCGTGTCCAGTTTCCAACATACCTGCCATTGACATAGCAGAAGCAACGTCAGCTGAACAGATCATAAAGTTACCTTTACCGCGTCGAGTTGAATGACCGATTTCATTTCGATCACGCTCAATCTGGAACATCAAACCTTTAAACTTCTCTACTGACCATCGGCCGTTAGAATCTGTGTCAAGATTGAATGTACCATCAACAGCAGTATCAGAACCAGATGCACCCAATGTAGCAGCTGTGTAAATTGTTCGGATAACTTCACGGTTGATTTCATTCAGAATTTCTGTTGACAAAATATTTGCCAATTCTGTTTCTGCATCAAGACCATGAACTGCTTTCAAGTCCTGAGCCAACTCCGTAGAGTATTCAGCTTTCAGAGCTCGAGAACGTGCAGTTACGGAAGTTTTGTCGATGCTGAATGCCATCTCACTGAAGAGATTATCTGCTTCACCGAGTTTTTCAGCATTTGGTGTTGTCATACCATCTGCGTGTACAGAAGCAGGTGATGTGAAAGGATTAACAGCACCCGACAAACCAGTTTGTGCTGTTGCAGCAACTTTTCCAGAACCTTCACCCTCAGATGAATGAGCTGTATCAGCTTCATTAAACAATGCTTCATCACCCGTCTGACTTGTGTAACGTGATTTCATTGCAAAGATCAAACCCGTAGGGCCTGTCATTGGTTGAACACCACAAACATCATAGGCAATCATTTGAGGCATTGCACGGCGAACCAAGGAAATCAAAATTGGATCCCAGCCTTTTACGTTACCTGTGTCTGTTGCCAGACCAGAGTTAGTAGGAGCAGCTTCTTGAAGAAACTTCTCTTGGTTTTCCAACAAACGCAATGTAACATCACGCTTATATGAATCTTTGATTTCTGGAAGATCGCCATGTTCCATTACAGGCTTCCACTTCTCAGAAATATTTTCGGATAAATACAT